CGTGCAAGGTGCGGCGGCGGCAACCCCGGTCAGCACAGTCATTGATGCTCTGTTGCGCCGATATATGCGGACCTACATCGGAGCCTATAAAGTATGAGCGAAGACTGGAACGCCGTCGCAACAGATATAAACGCTGCGTTGGCGGAAGTCGGCACGATCGGCATTATCAAGCGCAAGGGCGCCAAGACCGGACCAGACAACAAGCCTGTATATGGCCCTGAAGTCACACATAATTTCAATGTTGTTCTAGGCACCTTCAGCAACAAAGAACGCGAAGGCACGGCTATTTTGGCGACCGACATTAAAAATCATGGCAGGGGTTGGCGCTGTGGTTCCAGCGGTATCAGACAGAATTAGTGTTCAGGGCCTTGATTATCAGATATACGGCGTGCAACCGCCTAAGCCGGGCGGCATTGATCTGATGTATGAAATATGGGCAAGGGCGTGACACGCACCATCTACGATGATTACCCCGAGGCCTGCGCCGCCCTAGAGCGCGCGGCATTTGAGCAGGGCGCACTGATGGCAATGGCTTGGCTGGTCGCGTTCTATGCCATGAAAAACGCCCGATAAACCACACGACAACTCAACCCACAGGCCCCGCAAGCGGGGTCGTTTCGCATGGAAGGAACCAACCCATGAGCCACGAAGCAAACAAGCTCATCGCGTCGGCAAAGATGGACGCCTTATATCAAGCGGCTAAGGCCTCTATGCCCGATGAAGTACGCAGGGCTGACCTATTCGCTACGGTTCGCAAGGTTCATTACGATGCTTCAATGCGCGCAGGGTTTACTGCCGACGAGGCATTGCAGCTCTGCATGATGCGCGAGTAGCTTAAATGGCACGTCGCAAATCCCTGCTGGACCTTCTGGACGAACTAGAACCAAGCGTTCGCAAGGCGTTTGACCAAGCCCTCGCCAACATTCGCAGTGACGTGCAAATAGCCGCGTTGGAGGCCGCAATTCGCGCTGGGAACGTGGGGCGGCACTGGCCGCTATCGGGCTTGAGGCAAGCTATTTCAGGCCGCTGGATGAAGCGCTGAGGGCCGCGCACCTCGCGGGAGGCGACTTCACGATTGATGCTGTCAAGGCGGCAGGCGCGCGGCAGGGCGTCAAGGTGACAGGGCGCTTCGACAGCCGCAACCTTCGCGCCGAGGCAATCCTGCGCCAGTTTTCGAGCGATAAGATCGTAGAGATCACCACCAGCACTGTTGAAGCGGTGCGCGAAGCACTGACGGACGCCATCACGCGAGGGACGTCACCACGGGCAGCGGCGCTGGATCTGGTGGGCCGCGTTGGCCCCGGCGGCGTGCGCACGGGCGGCATGGTTGGGTTGGACAGCCAGAAGGCAGCGTTTGTTCGCAACATGGCCGATGATCTGCGCAATCTGGATGCAGGATACTTCAGCCGCAAGCTGCGCGACAAGCGGTTCGACGGTCTGGTGCGTCGGGCAATCAAAGCGGGCAAGCCGGTATCTGCGGCAGACATATCCCGGATCACGGCGCGCTACACCGGGCGGCTGCAAAGGCTGCGTGGCGAAACAATCGCACGAACCGAACTGCTCGGCAGCCTTCACGCGGCACAGGCTGAGGGATTGCAACAAATGCAGGACAGCGGGCAAATAGCGCCGGGGGCCATCACACGAGAATGGGATTCCGCTGGCGACAGCGCAACGCGCGACAGTCACCGCGCAGCAGATGGGCAGATACGCCAGCAAGGCGAGGCGTTTGATATTGGCGGCTTCGCAATGATGTATCCTGGCGATCAGTCCGCGCCCGCGTCTGAGGTGGTGAATTGCCGCTGTGTGGTGAGGCCTCGCGTTGACTTTATCAAGGGCTTGGCCGAGCGCCTGACGCCGGAAGAACTGGCGCAAACAAGGGCGCTGATGTGACCACGTACAGTTTCGCTGACCTTCCGAAGTGGGTCACTAAGACCGAAAAGGTTATGGACGCGGTAGTTTCGCAAGCCACAAATGACTTGGTGGCTGACATCAAAATCGTGCCGGGCATCAATCGCGGTGGCAGTCGGGTCAAAGGCACGATCCCGCGCGACTTAAACGCCCTGGCTTCGTCGCTACAGTCGAGCCTGAACGGCAGCACGGCAATCTCTGGCGCGACCAGCTTCGCCTTTGTCGCAGGGCAAATGACGGCAGGCGACACGGCAAGGTTTGCATGGGGTGGCAAGGGCAGCGGCGCTGAATACGCCGAGGCGGTCCACTACGGCGCAAACGGCGTGCCCGGCACGTACTGGATCGATGTCGCGGCAGCGGGTTGGCAGGGCTACGTCAAGGGCGCCGTCAGAAAAGCAAGGGCGGAACTGGGATGAAGCGCAGCGACATAAACAACGCACTCACGGGGCGACTTGCGGCGGGTGGCACGGGCCTGCTCGGCACTTGGCCTGCATATGAGCCGCAAGGCGCAATGGCCCGCCCATATTTTGAGGTTTTATTCCCCTCGCAGACCCGCACCGGCCCGATGCTGTCGGCTGATGTGATCCAGGAAACGGGGGTGATGGCCGTCGTGGTGGTGGTCGAGTTTGGCGACGGCGACGATGCAGCCAATGACTATGCCGATGCCGTCTCAGCTCTGTTTCCGCAGGCGCTGACCATTCCAATTACCGGCGGGCTTATCACAATTGAACAGCCCGCCAATATCGCTAGCGGGTTCCTTGATGACCGAGATTGGCGCGTTCCCCTGACGATCCGCTACTCGGCACTCAACAGCTAAGGAACCCCGACATGACCAGAAAAAAACACCCTCTCTGGCGGCCCCAAAAATAGTTACGCGCCAATCACCGGATACGTGAAGCCCGCAAAGGTCGGCATGCTGACTGGGCCATGCTTATTCACCGAGGGCGAGGCCCCCGATGTTGGCACAAAGATCAAGTTTCAGACAACTGGCGGCAAGAACTTCAGCGGCACGGTTGCACACATCACAGAAATAAACGGCGAGATCCAGGTCGGCTTCAAAGACGGCATCCAGCGCGCCCAAGAATAGCGGCCTTCCCGGCGGGTCGCTTCCCTGAGCGGGGTTAGGCCGGGATCGATCCCAATCGAGTGAAGGAGCCTCTCATGGCTTTGCAATCATCTGTCGGCATCACGGTTGGCGTTTCTGCCACCCTGCCCACAACTCACGACGACGACGCATCAACAGGTTTTCCCGGAATGACCTACATTGCTTGCGGTAAGCTATCTGGTCCGCCCTCTATGACGGGTGTTTTCGATACTGCCAGCTTTGACGACATTTCTACAGGCGAAGAGACGAAAATCGTTGACATGCTACGCGCTGGCGCTGGCGAACTGATGTTTGGTTATGACGGCGCTGACACGGGCCAAGTTGCCCTTGAAACGGCGGCGGACGCCACTTCGGATGCTACCAAAAAAGTAGCTTTGGAGTTCACGCTTGCAAATGGCGATGTCTACTACCGCCTCGCAATCATCACGTCTTACACGCCAATCGCGGCAATCGGCAGCGTGCTGATGGCCACCATCGCGGCTGAGTTCTATCGCAAGCACATCAAGGTCGCTGCGTAAGCATCCCGACGCGCTGGTTTCTTTCCTCCTGGCGTTTGACGGATAGGGCCGCATTGGCGTGGTTAACCAATGCGGCCTTTTAACCAAAACCACAGGAATTTATCACATGACGGACTTTGCAAAACTGACCGGCCAGCCCGCAGTAATTGACGAAAGCCTTGAGGCATTTCTCTGCAAGCCATCTGGCTTCAAAGACGGCAGCGATGGCCAGCTTGAGCTGACAATGCACCCGTACAACGGCACGCGGTTCAAGAAGGCTGTGCGCAAGATGCAGATTAAATCGACGCGGGCAGACAAGGCCGACATCGATGTCGACAGCGATATGACCGAGGACGAGCTTGACGCGGAAATCCTCAAGGGGGGATGGGCGCACAGCCGAACTGCTGGCGCGCTGCTGCGACAGCTGGAACCTGAAAGACGGTGGCAAGCTGGTGAAGTGCAGCCTTGAAAATAAGACAGCGCTATTCGCCGCTTTGGAGTCACTGAGAACGGCTGTTGATCTGGAGATTACCGCTGCCGGAAAAAAGACCAAGGCGACAAAGACCGCCTGATATTGTGGGCGCGCCAACTTGCTTGGCTGCAATGCGCGGACTCTGAAAAGGCTTCCGTGCGTTGGGCGCAGCTGGACAACGCGCCCCATATCCTGCCCGATCGAAGTGGCCTTCACGACGCGGCATATATCCTACAGCGCGTTGGCTTTTGCGCCCCGATGGAAATGGGCGGCAGGCAGGGCATTAGCGCCGGGCAGATCATGGACTTTGTCGCCGCAACCTGCGGTCTCATGTCGCCGTATGAAGTGGACGCGGCCCTCATAGCTTCAAACGCCTATGTGGCCGAATACGGGCGGTCTAATAATCGCAGCACGGATGCGCCGTGGGACTGGCCCAAGTCCAAGCGTGACCTTGAGATATTTGAGGTGGCGACGGCAAAGGCGATCAAGACTATTGTGGGCGGGTGAGGGAGTCTCTGATCTGCTTTAGCAGGCTGATAATCGCCGATATCGCCATCAGCCCGACGCCTGCCCCAAGCAGCGATGCACCCGATACGACCAGCGAAGGTGTGCCGTCATAAAAGACCGGAAAGCGGCGATGATTGCACCAAAATGCCAAGGCTAAGATGCCTAAAAGCCATAGAAAATTGTCCAGCTAAATTACTCCAAAGTTTCGCGCATAACTTAGCGCGCAGCTTTGCTACTCCGCAAGGACCGCGCACATGACCGATATCGCCGAACTTGCGCTAAAAATCGACAGCAGCCAAGCGCGGACTGCCACCAAAGACCTAGACAAGTTCGGCAAGGAGGGACGCAGCGCTGAGGGCGCAGCGACGCGGCTGGGCAAGTCTTCAAAACTGGCGTTTGCTGGAATGGCTGCGGCTGCAACGGCTGCGGTGGGGGCAGTGGCTTCCCTTGGGGCTGCCGTCCGCGTAATACGTGAATTTGAATCTTCGATGTCTCAGGTCGCGGCGATCACGCGTGCCACCGCTTCCGAGCTGGAAGCACTGCGCGACGTTGCCAAAGACCTCGGAGGCACGACAGAATTTAGCGCTTCTCAGGCCGCAGATGGCCTTAAGTTTCTGGGCATGGCTGGGTTCAATGCTGCGGAAAGCATGGCCGCAATTCCTGCGGTGCTGGACCTCGCCACAGTGGCATCAATGGACCTCGGGTCTGCGGCTGACATTGCATCCAACATCATGTCAGGGTTCGGTATAGAGGCTGGTGAGGGCCGCTCGGGGTTGCCGGATGTTTTGGCGGCAACATCTACTCGCGCAAACACAAGCGTGGGACAGCTTGGCGGCGCGAATGGCAACGGTTGCTCCGATCTCAGCTGCAATGGGCATCAGCTTGGAGGATACAGCATCAGCTATCGGCATCATGGCTGACGCTGGTATTCAAGGCGAGCGGGCCGGTACTGCCCTACGCGGAGTGCTGGCATCGCTAGCCGGGCCGACTACGCAGGCCAAGGACGCGCTCGCTGCGTACGGACTGACCGCCGCTGATGTAAACCCCGAGACCTGTTGGGCTCTCTAAAGCTATGGAGGCTCTAGGCGATGCAGGCGTAAGCACCGCCGACGCGATGCAGATATTTGGGCGCGAGGCAGCTTCTGGCGCGCTTGTTCTAATCGACGCCGGGGATAAGGTTGATACGTTCAGCGAGGCCATTGCGGCGGCCAGCGGCGCTGCCGCTGAGGGCGCAGCTATTTTCCGCGACAACTTGGGTGGCGACGCCTTGGCGGCTGCATCTGCTTTGTCCGGCTTGGCAATTGCTTTTGGGCGAGGCCGGACTGACTGCAGTGCTTCGGACAGCGCTGAAAATTGTCACAGCCTTTGCTCGGGAGCTTAGCTCGCTGACAGCTTCAGTTTCCGACTTTTTTACCGCGCATGACCCGGTGGAGCAGGCAGTTCTTAATGCAGCGGACGCCATGAACCAAGAGGCGCGTCAGGCGTTGCAGCTTTCAAACCGTCTGCTGGAAATGGGCGAAGTTTCTTACGATGTTTTGGGCGTCGAAAATTGCCTTGGTCGAAACAACTTTGCG